AAACGCTTCGTCCGGGATACGGAGAACTATTGGGGGCATGGTGTTCCCGCACTCGATTATGAGGGGAATATCGTGAATGCCTATGGCACATACTATTTGCGGAGATTCGCAGAAACGGTATATGCTGAAACAGGAGTAAAACCGTTTATCTACTGCAACCTTGGCACGATTCAACGGGATGTGAACGGTTTCCGCACCCTTGCGGCAGATGGATACCCGCTGTGGTTGGCACAGTACGCAAGCATGAACACGGTAATCGGATTCAAGGACAAACCGTGGCAGAGCGGGTCTTATGCCCCGTTCGACCACATCACAATGCATCAGTATTCCTCAATGGGGAAACTGAACGGGTACGATGGTGTCCTTGACTTCGACTTGTTCTATGGCACAGAAGAGGATTGGAAAGCGTTTGCTCAACCAAGCGGTGGTGGTGTTGAACCCGAACCCACTCCCGATCCCGAACCCACTCCCGATCCTGTCCCGGAAGACGAAACCTTGTCAAAGGTTGTGAAGCTGTTACGAGAAGCACTCGATTTGATTACTTCGTACATGATCTCACAAGTAAAACGCAAGTAATTATTTGTGTTAAGTGTAGCGTTTTCAACGGTTTGCGGGCATCATTTTGTGACTGACGGCAACACGCAATTTTAACTGTATACCAACAAAAAGTTATGAAAATAGCCCAAAATGTACGGTTTTGTACACTTTGGGCTTAATTTATGTGGTCGGAGTGCGGAGATTTGAACATCGCCCACGCAACCAAAAGCGTTGCGGCGCAACGGGTCAGTCCCCGGAAGAGTAATCTGCGAGTAAATTGTTGAAGAAACTGTCCACCTTGGCGGCGACTTCCTTGTCACCCTCTGTCATGGTATCGGAGTATATTTTCTGCCGGACATGATCGTTGGCCCACCCGCCCCGGCGGTTTGCGTACAGGGCCGGAATACCGATGAATTCCATGAGCGTTGCGTTGGTGTGCCGGAAACCGTGCAGATATCCGTGTGTAACTGCGGCACGGTTACAGGCTTTGGTGATCCCTCGCCAAATGGATGTCGTTCCCATGGTGATAACATACTCCCCGTCATGCGGGAGAGCGTTTATCCGGGAAAGGATGTAGCTGTCGCACGGGATCGTTCGCTCTGATAAATCGGTCTTTGTTCCTTTCTCGATCAGCTTGTGGTGTTCATCGTATACCCGTGCTGTGCGCACATGGATTTCTGACTCGCCGATGTCAGTCCACTTCAGCCCTATAATTTCGGAACGGCGCAGAGATAACCACATGGCGAGTAGCCCGGCGACTTCAACTTGCCCGCCGATCTGATTTAATTCATATATCAGCTTTCTAATGTCCTCTACAGAGTATGTAGGGGGCTTTTTTTGTGCCTTTTTAGAGGGCATAACAAGCGATGATATCTTCACCCCGGTTGCAGACGAGATAAGCGACCATGCCTCATTTACTGTCTTCCCGGAGTATGTCTTGCACTCTTCGTTTATTGCCGCCTGTACCGTTGGCAGAGTGAGATCACGGATGCGCAGTTTCATGAGCGATTGCAGATTTGATTTCGCTCTGCGTTTATAGCTGTCGATTGTGGATGGGGAGAGTTTCCCGGTGCGGTTCTCGATGTATTCCGTTACAGCCGATGACACGATCCTGTTATCCGGCTTTTCTGCTTCGATGAGATCGGCTTTAACCGCACGGGCTTTGATATAGTATTCCTTTTCTGTTTCTGTTGTCACCCGCACCCGGATGCCGCTCACCATGATCTGTGCAGTCCATGTCCCGTTGGCATTGCGATGCGGTACAGGAACTTTGATCTCGTCTGTCGTGGTGAGTTGCTTTGCGCCGCACCAATTACAGAAGAGCGAGTTGTCAACAATCTCACGCTTACACTTTTTACACTTCATTTCATTCTTGAAATAGGCAGAAGTCTACCTATTTAGAGATAGTCTTCAACCGCCTGTATTGGCGATCCGTTGTAGAAGTCATTGTTTCGTATGTGATCGAGTTCGTGCTTGAGGTCTTCAAGCCTGTGCTGATAGTCCCGGCGGGGGTCGAGGAAGATGCTGTAGGTTGAGTCATTGTTCACCATGATGAACGCATATATCTTTGGCGGCATCTCCCGGTAATAAATAAAGTAGTCAATTCCCTCTGTGAGCATTCTGTTCTTATTGTGTATCCTCTTTCAACTTCTCAATTTCAGATATGAATTTGTAAATAGCTGACGGTGGCAAGTCACTCGCAGATCGCAACAGGACACGCAAGTCGGAGCGATCCCGGAGAAGTTCACGCAATGCGGTCGATTCATTTTCGGGCTTCGGTGCTTGGGACAGGAGTGCCGGGACATCTGCCTCGCTCACATGGAGATAGTCCAATATGAACTTGATGTTCTTCGGAGATGGGGAGTTTAGCCCTTTTCTCCAATTGCTGAACGCTGTGCTTGTGATCCCACAGGCACTATAGAAGTCTGCCTTTGAAATGTTCTGCACCAAAAGTTGCTGTTCTACAAGCCTTACGAGTTCTTGCCCTGTCATCAGACGATCCCCCTTTAAAAATATTTTTGTGTAAACTTAATTTTTACTTGACATCCACTTTACACGGAGTTATATTAATTAATGTCGAGAACCAAAATAAACCCAAACCCCCACAAAGTGCGGGCTTAAAGCGATGTTTTGTTAGTGTGGCAACTACAATATTATCACTTCCGTTTCGCATTTGTCAATGAATACTTTGCGGGTGTAAAGGGAATCCAATACGGAAAGGGGTCTGATGACAGAAACATTTTGCTCCCGCAACTGTCCAATAAACCGTACTGTTTTCTATTTAACAATTTTATACGGTTCTGAAAAAACACTATCACAGTACGGTTTTTGGACGGTTATCTAATCAAGAAAGGATGGAAAAGGAAGTGCCAAAATCTAAATTGGCAGATGCGATTTCAGATATCCGGGTAGAATACCCGCCCATTGATTGGGCAAGCGCATTGCTGTTAGAGAGAATGAAAAGCCTTGGCTATAATTTCAAGTCTTTAGCGGCAAAGGCACACATTAGTTATGAAGTTCTCCGACATGAATATATGAAACCAATTCATGAATGGAGAGAGGATGTACGCACAGAGGTGTGCAATCTGTTGGGTCTTGAACTTGAGATTGTTACCCGCACATACCCTTGCAAAAATATCGAAGTCAAAATTCGCCCGAAAGGGTCTGACTATTGGTTTGAGGTACACCAATGAAATATATAGTTTGCGTTTTGCCGATGCTTTTCGGCATAGAAGTTCTCTCGTGGCTATGCCTTTTGATAATCGCAGTAATGGGCATTCTTGATCTTGCCCTCAAGATAGACGAGGAAAAAGGGGGCAAATGGTGAGTGGCAAATATCTTTGGGAATAGTTCCTGTAATGATCCCGTTACAAAGACCCGGATCATCGGTCACTTTCTGAATGAGAACCACACCGACCCGGATGAGGTCACACAGAGGTACATCAACCTTGCGTGTGCAATCATCGAACAGGGGGTTGACGATTGGAAGTGGTTGTCCAAGTTCGATGCCGACACCGGGATATTCCTTGGCTCGTGGATAAAGAAACACGAGATCATGAACTTCTTTTATAGCCCATGGTTTGAAACCCTACTTGATTATGCGCTCCCGGATATCGAAGCGAACGAAGTCCGTTATGCGCTCAAGGTGGGCCAATATAACAAAGACAGAGGAAAGGAGATAAAGAATGGAAATTGGGTTAGCAAATATTATGTTAAACATTAACATTGCCCTTGGCTGTATCAGTCTTGCGCTGAACCTTTATGTGCTTGCTGTGTTGATTTTCCGTGAAAAGAAATTCAGTAAACAGGGCGGCAACCATGAGGGGAGTCATGTCAAGAAATGAGCAAAATACCAAACCGCCCGCCTTGGTGGAATGCCCCGGAACATAAACCATTGCCAAGATGCCCGGTATGCAATGCAGAGGCCAAAGAGTTGTATATCGGTTATTGGAACGAAATTGTCGGATGCGATGAATGCATAACCGTAGAAGATGCCGAAGAATACGAGGAAGAACATAATGGCTAATCTGTATACAAGGTATAACGCATTTGGCGACACACCGGGAGCTCCCAAATATGCCTACGGAGATTCGTGGGTGGCAATGGCCCTCTTTATGGACGATGTCAAGTTCGACACCCCGGAAGAAGCACGGGCATGGTGGGATAAATTTCTAAAGGATCACCCGGATTATGAATCTGATGGAGAGGACGATGAATCTTATTATGGAAATGAAACGGAAGATTTCTGACAACCGTTATCGCCTGTATGCAGAGGCGAAGAAAAGGATACCTAAAGACCTTTCCCCGGCAGAGTACGAGGCAGAGGTCAAGAAACTTGCTAAAAAATATAAAATATAAGGAGAAAGATTATGCCAATTTTTGAGCCGCAAGACATGAGTTTTGCGAACAAGTTCCTTACGATCATCGTACAGGGCGCACCCGGAACGGGTAAAACATTTTTAGGATGCTCTGCTTACAAAGTCCTCATCCTCGACTTTGACAACCAAGGCATCAGCAGAGTCAACAAGGATTACCGCAAGCCCGCTTCATTCTGCAAAGATTTCGATGAAGTAAAAGCCGATATCGAAGCGGCAAAGGGCAAGTACGAAACCATCGTCATCGACACAGGCGGTGCGCTTGTCGAGATGCTCAAGAAGTATGTGGTAGATCACCCCAAAGATTTCAAGGGCGGGGCGAAGTCCATGGGTGGCATTTCGCTACAGGGCTTCGGATTCGTGAAACAGTTGTGGAATGATTTCATTGCCGATCTTCGCAGAAACTTCAATGTGGTCATTCTCTTCCATGAGTCCATCGAAAAGAACAATGATGACGGGAACTTCTATCAGATCGTCTGTGAGGGTAGCACCCGGAATACGGTCTATCAGAGTGCCGATCTCGCCGCCCGCCTCTTTATCAACAACGGTCAGCGTTACCTTGGGTTCACTCCAACGGAACAGTACAGCGCAAAAGCCTGTTACGGTATCTCCGGGATCATCCCTGTGCCGGAATTGAAAGATGGAGAACCGAACGACTTCCTCACAAAGCTGTTCGCCAAAGTCCATAAGAACCTTGAGGATGAAACCAAACAGCTTGCCCCGGAAAAGGCTAAATATGATGAAACGATGGTTGAGGCCCGGAAACTTATCAGCATGATCGAAAAGCCGGAAGATGTCAGCGAATGCGTTAAGATCATCAAACAGCTTGACCATGCACTCACGAGCGAAAAAGAGTCCACCGCTCTGCTCAAGGCCCGCCTCGCCGAACTGAACATCGTTTGGGACAAATCTGCGAAAGCGTACAAGTATGCAGAAAGTAAGGGTAACTAAATCCCTGTTGGATTCGTGGTTGTGGAGTTATCGGAAAGAGGATGGATGGGAGCAATTCCTGTCCACCCTCAACCGGGAGAAACTCCCGCCCACACAGGCAATGTTAGATGGCACTCGTTACGAGAATATGCTTAATAACATTCTCAACGGTGAACCTTTGCTCATGGAGAACGAGTTCTATCTGCCTCTGATGGAGATGGCCTTTGAGTTACAGGGTTCGCAACAGCAAGTGAACCTTTACGCAGATACTGTTGTAGATGGGCAACCGACCTTGTTGCATGGGGTGCTTGACTATCTGCGTGAGGGGCATATATGGGACTGCAAATTCTCAAAGAACTACCATCTTAACAAGTATCTGTGGGAGTATACCACGCAGACCGGGATGTATCTTGCACTTGTTCCCGAAGCGTTCGACTTCACCTATATTATCACAGACGGCAAAAGCGTGTTCCGGGAGAGATATCCCCGTGAGATCGTGCCGCCTGTGGAGTATTCAATCAGTCAGTTTTATAAATTCTTAAAAGCCCACAGACTGTGGGACATATTTAATGAGAAATGGAGTGTATCTAATGGGTAATTATGATGATTTTCAGAGGGAAAATGAAACCCGCATTGAGGGTAGGCAGAGATGCGTTATCACCGCCGTGGAAGAGGCGGTTAGCAAGTCCGGCAACAACATGATCGTTATCGCCGTAAGACCGTCCGGGTGTAAGTTCACCGTTAAGGACTACATCGTGAAGAACGAGTCTTTCAACAGGCGCATGACCGCATTCTTTGATGCGTTCCCGGAGATCACTTTTGGCGACTTCAATTTCCTTACATGGGTCGGCGCAGAGGGTGCTGTTCTCCTTGCAGAGGATGACAGGGGATATCTCAAAGTTAAGGGATATGTCGATCCCGTCAAAGCCGCTTCGCTCCCGCCCTTTGAGGGTGACAAACCGCCCCGTCAGACACTCACGACTCTTGATGCAGAGGATGCTGACGAGGGTGATCTGCCGTTCTGATGGATGCAGTACATGATGCTGAAAGGCTGAAAGAACTGCAAGCGTTGCCGTTGTCGAGAAAAATACAAATCACGCAGACCCGCATAATCGAATGGTATCAGCATTACGATGGGAACGTTTGCGTATCTTTCTCCGGCGGCAAGGACAGCACAGTTCTGATGCACATAGCAAGGCAGATATATCCCGATATCCCCGCTGTTTTCTCTAACACGGGGCTTGAGTATCCCGAAATTCAGAGGTTCGTAAAGTCGTTTGATAATGTTGATATAGTCACTCCACCCATGCGGTTTGATGAAGTCATTACGACATACGGATATCCGCTGATAGGAAAAGAGGTCGCTGAAGCAATCCACTTTGCAAGGCGCATTAGTTCACAGCCTGTTCAAGTAGAGAGAGAGAGAGAGAGAGGAGAAGACAGGATCTTCTTGGACAACGCAGTACAAACGAAGCGAGTTGCATGGAAACAGACAGAGTGGAAACGATTGGAAATCGGGGGGGGGCAGACGAGCAACCTTATCCCGACAAGCACAGCGAGAAACAGACGGACAATTCTCCAAGGGAGATGGGGAGAAGCCGGGGTAGCGGAAGAGCCGGGGTAGTTCAGAAGTGCCAATTCAATAAAGATAAATGGTTACCTCTGACATATCTGCCGATACCGATATCCCACTACTGTTGCTTCAAGATGAAAAAGTCACCAATGAAGAAGCACCAACACGCAAACGGGTATCAACCGATCCTTGCGACTCTTGCAGAAGAAAGCAGAATTAGAAAACAGGCTTGGATACGGCACGGGTGCAATGCTTTTGAAAGCACAAACCCAACATCACAACCGATGTCGTTTTGGACTGAACAGGATGTTCTCGCTTATATCGTCAAGTACAATGTGCCGATTGCAAGCGTGTACGGGGAGATAGTTGCGACCGACAAAGACGGCATAGACTACCCGCCCATCGATCTGATGGGAGATATTCAACCAAATCTGCATTGCACAGGATGTCAGCGCACAGGGTGCATATTCTGCGCTTTCGGTTTTCACTTGGAGAAAAAAGGCGAAACAAGATTTCAGCGACTCGCCAAGACTCATCCCCGACAGTATGAATTTGCCATCGGCGGCGGGCAATGGGCAGACAACCCAAAATATGATCCTACTGCGCCGAAGATGGACGGAGAGTGGGAAAATTGGAATCCGAAGCAGATATGGATACCATCGAAGAAAGGTCTTGGCATGGGCAAGGTCTTTGACATGGTAAACGAAATTTACGGAAAGGACTTTTACCGATATGAGTAGTGATGACTCATCATAAAACACTTAACCGATAGGGAACTGACCGAACTGCTCAAAGGCTTGACCGTCATCTGCGATACACGGGAACAAGATACTCATGTCCAAAAGTATTTTGATAGCAAGAAAGTACCGACCATTTCCCGGAAACTTGATACAGGCGACTATTCCTGTCAGCTTGGTGAGTTCACCTTTGAGCGTGAGATCGTTGTTGAGCGCAAGCACAACCTTGATGAAATCTGCGGCAACTTCACCGCAGAGCGGGAGAGATTCGAGCGTGAGTTTCTCCGGGCCAAGGCATATGGAACAAAGGTTGTTTTAATCATCGAAAACGCTTCGTGGAGCGATATCTTCATAGGGAACTATAGAAGTAAGCTGTCAAGCAAAAGCCTCACCGGGAGCATTCTGACATGGTTAGCACGATTTGATGTGAGCATAGTGTTCTGCAAGCCGGACGAAAGCGCAAGGATCATGTATGGAATTTTTTATTATTATGTGAGGGAAAGGCTGTTATATGGGTGAAAAATGTGATAGCCCCAACGAATGGGCGGCAAAACTCAAAGAAATCTTTGATGCGCTTGTTGCGCACGGATTCACCCCGGAACAGGCCATTAAACTGATGGTGGGTGCGTTCTGTGGGGATGGGTGACAAGCCGGAGTTCATACCGTCATACACTCTTGTGCGGTGCGATGTTACACTAAAGCAATTCCCGCATTTCTCTGTGCGGGAATGCCCGCACCCCGGAGTTATCAAGAGGTACGGTACAGGCGGTGTGGCCCATGTGTGCGTTTATGTATGTTTCAAGTGCAAGTATGCACGGAGATTTAGATTTTTTGGTGGGGTAGGATGTTCATATGGAATGGGGCAAGGGGTTCAAGGCAGAAAGAAAAGCTGAATGGTCAGATATCGCACGGGCGATCCATGATTCTGTTACGATGGATGAGGCCATAAAATTCTATCTCCCCGGATCGAACCCCCGGATGCACAGGATACCATGCCCCATCCACAACGGAAAGGATTACAATTTCAGCTTCACCCGGAACGGGTATAAATGCTTTGTCTGCGGGGCAAGCGGGGATGTAATCACCTTTGTAAAGGAAGTCTGCGGGCTTGCCACCCGGTCAGATGCAATGAAAAAACTGAACGCAGACTTCCGATTAGGCTTGCCGATAGAGTGCGAAGAGAACAAGTTCTTCCGATATCAAGCGAATAAAAAGCGAGAGCAAGCCGAAAAGCTACAGGCGGCACAGGAAGAGTGGGAACAGAATTATTCCCGGCTGTGGGATGAGTGGGTAGCACTTGATCTTATTATCCTGTTTTCGACTGATTCTGATGCCGTAGCAAGTGCAAGAGAACGACAGGCTGTTGTATCATACCTTATTGATACAATGCCGCAGAAACCGAAATAAGGGGGGTAAAAACCGATTGTTTATTTAACACCCCAACAGACCCTGTCTGTGATCCCGCCGGAACAGCGGGACAGAAACGGCAGACCGTTGCCCACAATCAGTAACTTCGTAACGATCCTTGAAAACAGCGATATGTACCAAGGTGTACGGTTCAATGAATTGTGGGGCAGAGCAGAAGTGCATGAGATGAAGAATGGCAAGCTGTCAATCCGGGGATGGACTGATGCAGACGAAGCCCGGTCGATGTATTTCATCGAAACCAACTTTGGCATTTACTCCAAGGAAAAGCACACAGCCGCACTTCGTATTCTGTTTGATGAGCGCAGATACAATCCGATCCGGGATATTGTAGACGATCTCAAATGGGACGGGAAGAACAGATGCGAACACTTCCTTACCCGGTGGGGGAAGTGCGAAGACAGCACCTATGTACATGAGGTTAGCCGATTAATCTTCGCCGGGGGAATTCACCGCCTGTACGCTCCGGGAACTAAATTTGATGATGTGCCAATCCTTATAGGCACACGACAGGGCGAGGGCAAAAGCACCCTTATCAGATGGTTGGCAATTAATGATGTTTACTATGGCGAGATTAATGTTATTGAGGGCCAACAGGCCATTGAACAGCTACAGGGTAAATGGGTTTGCGAGATAGGGGAGCTATTAGCACTCACAAAGAACAAAGAGCAAGAGGCGGCGAAAGCCTATATCACCCGTGCGATCGATAGTTATCGCAAGCCCTATGAGCGAAATGTTACAGAGTTTCCCCGGAGATGTATCTTCATAGGATCAACCAACGATGCCTCGCCGCTGATGGACAAGACCGGGAACAGGAGATATTACCCGGTAGAAGTTCATTCTGATGCCTATGATCTGTATAAGCACGAGGACGAATGCCGGGAATACATCTTACAATGTTGGGCAGAAGCCCGTGATCGGTACAAGGCCGGGAAGATGCAGAATTTTGCTGACGAGCGATATGTCGATCTGTACCGACAGGCACAGGAAAATGCCATGCAAGATGATTGGCGGGTTGGCGCAATCGCAGAATTCCTTTCAAAGAAAATTCCCGGAGAATACACTTGTATCCGGGAAGTGTGCCACCGGGCCTTATCACCGAACCCGGATTTCCCAAAAGAACCAAGCCTCGCAGAATCAAAGGATATCGGCAGAATTCTCAACAAGTTGCCGGATTGGGAACGGGTAGGCACACGAAAAGTCGGTGCTTATGGAAATCAAAAAGCATGGCGCAAATTAGAAACCACAGCGGCAGATGATGTTGCCCCGCCGTGGGATGATGAAGACGAGGAGTTACCGTTTTAATGAGTAAAACAATGGCAATTATCAACATTTTTATTGTAATAACAGACTTGCTTCTGTCTGCGCTTGCCGTGTGCGCTTTCGCATGGTGCGCTGTTTACTTTCATAAGTGGTGGTTGATCCTGTTTACGCTGATCCCGGTGTTTGCCTACAACAACCACAGCGTGATCCTTGATTCAGACATCCGGCAAAGCAGACTTGATGAACCAAAGCAGAAAGGGGATGATAAAGATAGCAGAGAATAAAGACAAGCAGAAGAAAAAACCAACCGTAACGGTTGAAGAAATCTACGAACTGCAAAGTAAGGGTTATTCACAGGCGCAGATCGCAGAAATGAAAGGGATATCAAGACAGGCGGTTTATCAGAAAATCAGCGCAGACAAAAAAGATAAGGGGTTGCTTACCCCGGTTGATGAGGCGGTTAGAAAACTCGCAAGTCCATCCACCCGTGCGATCGCAGAAAAAATGGGAGATGAAAAAGTAAGTCGCTTTGTTGCTTATCACATTGATCTGTTTATGATGGGCCAAGGGTGTGATAAAACTGATGTACCCGGATTGTATGAGCGATTTAAAAAGTACCTTGCATACTGCGCAGAGCATGGTGTCGTGCCTAATAACATGAGCGCATACCTTGCGATTGGTGTCAGCAAAGATGACATTTCCCATTGGAATGTTGGAACAGAGGGAACACCCGCACATCGCAGATTCGCTCGTGATGTTTTGGGATTCTTCGCCGCAGTTCATGAACAGGGCGGCACAGACGGGGTTATGAATCCGATCCAAACGATCTTTTGGCAGAAAGCATACGATGGTCTTTCAGATCAACCAAAGGTCGAGATTGAAGTTAAAAACCCGCTTGGCGAGAAGAGGACAGCAGAAGACATTGCCAAAGCATACGGCGATGTTGAATTGCCGGATTAAGGGGGAGTATAGGAATGTCCGGGTTTATTCAGATGACAACGATAGAAGCACCACCCAAGACACCCAAGATAAAGCAACCGCCCCGGCCTCTGATCTTCGCCGTAGACTTTGACGGGACACTTTGCAAAGAACGGTGGCCTGACATTGGCCCGGCGAATCAGCCCATGATCGATTGGCTGATTATGCAGAAGAACAGGGGAGTAAAGCTGATCCTGTGGACGATGAGAGAGGGTGCAAGTCTTGAAGCGGCTGTAGCTTGGTGCAGAGAACGGGGGCTTGAGTTCGATGCGGTCAACGACAATTTGCAGATCATGAAAGATCGCTTCAATAACAACCCCCGGAAAGTGTTCGCTGATGCGTACATTGATGATAAGAATATGTAAATTGGCATAAAAAAAGGGCGGGGTATTAACCCCGCCCGGTTCTTTTTACTGATCTTTGTGGTTCTCCATGTATTCCCGGAGAGCGGCGCAGATCGTATCACGCTTGTTTTTCCCCTCAAGGAAATCGATACAGTCTTGATCGCTCTTGCGCTGAAACTTGATGGATATCAGAACGGTGTGTTCCTTGTCCCATCTTCTTTTGCTTGGTGCATCTGCCATTGGTTTGTTACCTTTTCTCATATGATACCTCACATTATATTAAAGATTTGCTTTCCCGTCAATCAGAATCTGATTCCATACGGGTATTTGATCTGCATAAGGTGAAACATGATGCTGTCCATGTTTCCATACTCTGCGATCTTTTTCCTGTGCCAACCCCGGTCATACCATTTTTCGTACAGCTTGTACGGGTTAACTGCGCCGGGTTCGTGGATGCAGAAATACTTCTTGCCCCACAATTCGATGTCCATGATCTTTCTTGTTGCCATAATTTACCTCGCTTTCATACAATGCACACATGGCCCGCAATTGCGGTTTCTATTCTTTCATCGGAGATACCGATGTATCTCCGGGTGACGGTGGGGGAACTGTGCTGTAAGAGTTGCTGTACAAGGACAATGTCGTGGTTATTGCGCTCGTAAATGTCGGTCGCATACCACTTTCTGAAACTATGTGTGCTGACTTCATCGTAACCGAGCAGATCGCAGACAGCTTTCAGATGTTTCTGCACCGCTCTTACCGAAATAGGGAACATTAGATCGTTTTGTGCAATGCGATGCACCCTACAGTAATCGCAGAAGAAGTCGTACAGTTCGCCGGGAACGGTAAAGGTTCTCTTCTTCCCGGTCTTCTCTTCCGTGATGTTCAGTCTGTAGCGATTGCCGTCCCGGACGATATCGCACAGGCGCAAACGCAGAATGTCGCCGATTCTCATACCAAGGTTCGCTTCTGCGGTAAGCACCGCCGCCACACGGGGGTTGGCCCGGAGCGGGCCGCACCCCGTTTTGATCGTGCGAATAAGGTTTGTGTATTGCTCTGTGGTGATAGCTTTCATGGGATCACCTCTGATGTGTATAGAACACATAGATCAATTCGCCTGTGGCATCGTGCGCCACACCAATCGCCTCGCTGTGCTTTTCAACCATAACGGTAAGGCCAAGGTCTTTCATGGTGGACTTGATTGCTTCGATTGTTGCGTTTGCTCTGATGATCTGCGCCGCCCCGGTGGTGGGATCAGAAGACTCCTGTGCCGAAATAAAGCCGCTTTTCTTTTCGGTTATTGCATTGGAAATCTTCCGGCAGAGTTTCTCAATGGTCGCATTGCTTACGATGATCTCATGCTCTGACTTTTCGTATTCTTTCATACTTCATCCATCCTTTCCTCAAAATAGTCTTCAAGAGCATTTGCTTCTTCATAGTAAAGGTCTATATAGTCCTCTACATTCGCTTCAGCGAGTTCAATCGCTTCTTTCTTGGTGTACACCTTGGGGTTCTTGGCCTGTGTCTGATCGGCGGGCCACCCAAACATCTGCATCTTGTGGGAATAGTCTTTGTGCTGAAGCCAAAAGTTCCACATCAAACCGCCTGTGGGGTCTTTGGTTTCCCAAACTTCAAGTATGAACTCATCGTCATACTCGTAACGCTCAACCTTTGTGGGTATCTTTTTCATGCGATCTTCCTTTCTGCCTCTGCTTTATCAAAGCGGGCCTTTCCAATTTTCTGTTCTGATGTGAATATCTTGCCGTTAAGGGTAAGCACCCTGTTTTCAAGTGTGGTTTTCTGCCGGGAGAGTGTCTGTGCCTGTTTCGTGAGTTCTGCCCGGTCTTTGTCTTTGCTTGCCCGGTCTGCCATGTATTGCAGAACAAACAGATCGTGCTTTACCTTATCAAGGTCTGCCTGTGCGGTTTTTCTCTGCGCTTTGAGCGTTTCAAGCATTTCAGAATGATGTGCTATGATTGCTTCAGCCTGTTCAATACGGAACAGAAGACCGTTTATCTGCGCCTCGTGCTTCTCAAGCATTTCGGCTTGCCTCTCCTGTTCCTTTGCTTGCCTCTGCTGTTCCCGGATCACTTCACGCATCCGGGCGGCCTCTGCGCTTGCCTCTTTGCGCATCCGGGCGAGTTCTTCACGGGTGCGCCTTTCGGCCTCTGCTCTGCGGGCCTGTGCCTTTTTCGATCTCTTGCGAATTGCGAGGATTGCCCATACTGTAAGGGCGAGAACAATAATAAGTAGAATCACATGTTGTCTTCCTTTCATTTTTACGGGGTGCTGACCGTGTCGGCATTACCGACCCCGCATTACCCCGCCCGCCCGGTGATCCGGGTGAGCGGGTCAGTCTGCGTTTAAACATCCATGTCGATTTGGTGATACACCCAAAAACGACCGTCCGGCTTTTGGAAGATTTTGTACCACCCGGTAAACCGTTGCCCGGTACAATCGTAATATGTGGGCCTGTAGGGGACAAGTTCATACTCTTCAAAGTATTCTTCAGCATCTTCAAGGGTCTTGATGCTTTCCGGGAGCGGGTATTTAAATATCACGCTGTCGCCCTTGTCTGCGAAAACGGATTCTCCGGGATCAAAGAAATAGTCCCTTGTGTGTCTTCTGATCTTGCGCTTGCCCTCGTCAACAAGCTGTTTCACAGCGTTGGCCTTGATCCCGGTCTGCGCTTCAAGCTGTTTTGCGATCTTCTCGTAAAACACGATGTCTTGCCATGTTAAGTTTGCCATAATTACACCGTTGCCTCTTCGATATACTCGATCATTTCCTCAAGAGAGGACAGGGCAGAATCAAGGTTTTCGCAAGCCGCATCTGCCGCCTCATACCTTTCGGAGTCTTGCATATTCTCCGGGATGTTGTCCCGGGCTTCTTCTTCCTCATCCTTGAGGATTTCAAGATCGGCCTGTATGACATACAGACGGTCGATCAAATCAGTAAGCTGTTTTCTGCGTATTCTGTTCATTGCGTTTTCCTTTCAAATAAAGATTTACAACCGCCCGGGCTTGTGACCGGGCCGCCGCATTAATACAGGATGGGCAGAAGACCCACCCTGTACCACTCTGCGATTAGAAGACATAGAAGAAGCAACCTATGCCAATTTCATTATTTGCCCACTTGGCAAGGTCTTCCATAATAGAGAAAAGACAACCGCACGGGATGTCGTCCCGCCTGTCGCCCCACTCTTCCCGGAATGCCGGGTGCATACTCGTAAAGAAATATGTGCCGTTGCTGTATTTCCCTACTCCGATTTCCATTACTCGCTCATACATAGCAGAAACTCCTTTCAGTTTGTTTTCACGAAACGGTGATTTCAACCCGTTTTGCGCCGCTGTTCGTGATCCTGTCGATCTTCTCCAAAAGCGAAACCATGTATTCGGCTTCGTGATTTGCAAGGGCCTTTTCAAGCCCGGTCGCATCGGCAGAAGCCGCTACAGCCCGTGCCTCATAATAGCCCGCTTTACAAAGGTTTGCGAGTTTGTTTAAATCTGTTCTTGTCAGCTTTTCCATATCAAAGCCCCTTTCATTATTTGCGCCGCCGGGGGTTGCGACCCGGTCACCCGCATTAACACCGACCGGGCAGAAGATCGCCCGGCCTGTGCCGCTCTGCGTTAGCTGTCCACTACTTCGTTAACGCTGATCCCGGTCAGTTTCCACTTCGTGTCATACTCCGTTTTCTTCCCGTCATATCTCCATGAGTAGAAGTCAACAATGTAGGCAATTGCCCGGTCTGCGCAGAAATCCTTGTCGTAACGGATGTCGTACCCTTGCCCGCCGAAAGCCTCTTCAGATGATTTGATAAACATATGATAGCCGTTTCCGTAGTCTTCCGGGTTGCATGAAAAGGTGATCCGGGATTTAAATGAGATCGCCTCTCCGTTTTTGGCAACATGGACTGTCGCCGCATAGGTCATTTCTTTTGCCATAGGTTTTTACTTCCTTTCATATTTCCGGCAATTGGTAAGGCTTTCGCCCGCAAGCACCCCCGCCCCGTCAAGGCTTGCCGTTTTTGGGGGTGTGTCCCGGATTGCTCCGGGGCAGAAGAGGGGAGCGAGTGCGCCCCCTCAATAGTACAGATGCCCCCGCTTTCTCCGGGCCGCATCTGCGGGCCTATGCGCTGTGACCGTCAGAAAGAACATAAAGGGCAACCCCCTGTTTCTTCTTTCGTTTTGCTCTTCTTCCACAAGGCGGGCTTTAACGGCCCGTGCGCTTGGCCCGTACACATCGCACAGGATGTAGTCATTTGTAACCCGGTTGCGGGTTTCTGACCATGTCACATAATAGGGGCGGTTCATCACTTGCGCCCCCACTCTCTAATTTTCTGACTGTCCCGCAGTCTTTCCACGATCCCGGCGGCATCCTCGATTATGTCCCGCTCATCCCCGCAGAGTTCCCAACGGATCAACTCAAGCGCAGAAATGACAAGCTGAAGAGATGCGGCGGGGATTTCCTGTAAACCGTCTTCCCGGTCAATGCCCTTGCAGAAGAGCGAGGAATAAACCGCTTCGGCGGTTTCCGGGTCGTAGGGGGTCAGCTTTATGGCCTTTGCTTTGTCTTTCATGGTGATACCATCCTTTCAAAGTGGCGCACTCTGTCCGGGGCTTGCAACCCGGTAAGCCACATTAGACCCCCGGCCCTTGGGGGGTCTGCTCTGTGTCAGAAACTTTCAACTAATCCGGCGGTTAGAAAACCGACCCCGCCATAAATGCCGTGGCTGTAAAACTCGCCCAACATCTCGACCGCTTCAGCATCGGCGGGGGTGAGTTCAAAACGGATCACTCGCTCGCCGGGGTAATATTCGCTCTCGCCCTCGTCCCATACATTGACGATCTTTTCATTTGCTCCGTGAAAACGGATAATGTCGCCCGGCTTGAGTTCGTCATATCGTACTTCTTTCATTTGATACTCCTTTCTCTGTCAGAAATCGAAGCGACCGCCGCCGAAATAATCGGCTTTGAATTGCTCTATGTTCCATTCGTCTGACCCGTAAACGGGAACAGAAGAGGCCGGGCCGTATGTCTTTTCAACACAGGCCGCCCCCCAATTTGCCGCCATGATTCCAAGGTAACGGGCCGCCCCCCAAAAGGTTTTATACCGAAGCCCGGAATCTTGACCGCAGTATAAAAGCTGAATCGGTCTTCCGCTGTCGGTATTTGCAACGATGCGAAGCACCGCCCCGGATGCGTGTCTAATGGATAACAGATAGTCTTTCATGATATGCCCCTTTCATCTGCGGTTTTCATCTTGCCCCGGCTTGCAACGGGGTCTGCCGCATTAGGCCCGCCGCCGGATTGCTCCGGGGCGGGTCTGCTCTGCGTTTAGATATAGTTCTGTTTGCTTTCCCATGTGATTTGATCGGCTATAAGCGCATCCATGCGGTCGAGTTCCCGCTTGTTGTTCCCGGTCGGTGTTCCCTGTAAGCACCATCTGTTTTCTCTCTGCGCCTCTTTGATGGTCTTTTCAAGAATCGTCTTTGGGGTGTTCACCTTGCCGCCGTACACCCTTTTGACAAATGCCTGTTTTGTTTCGTCTGCGCCGCCGTGGGCCTCGTGGTAGTAGTTCCGGCTCATGTAATACCGCTCAATGGTTTCAAAGAGAAGCACCGATATAGTGGAGCATCTCGCCCCGGCCCGCATCGTCATTGCTTCAAATTCCTTTTTCGTCATGGTCTTTGACCGTCCTTTCTCATTTGGTGACATCCGGGGCGGGCTACGAACCGCCCCCGCCACATTTCACCCGGCCCGGATCATGTCCGGGGGCGGGTGTCGCCTGTGTCGGATGTGTTAGGGCTTGGGGTTGATCTGTGCGTATTTGTTCCACAGCTTGTCGATCGCTTCGCCGAGGCATTCGCCGAGGAGATAGCAACGAATCGTCACATCGAAAAACTCCCAATCTTCAGAGAGGAATTTTTCAGCTATCGTTTCGGCCTCACAGCAAAAGCACTTTAAGGCTTCGATGCAATCTTCCATATTCTCAACCACATATTCCCGGGCCGTTGCTCTGCTGAAAGTGTAAGAGCCGGAAGCATTCCCGGTTACGCTGTCTTCGATCCACAGATCGTCATTTAGGGTGCTTTCAAACTCGTCACGGTCGGCGAGTTTTTCGGCGATCTCTTCGGCGGTGTAGTTCTCTTCGACATAATCAAAGATGTCTTTTGTGATCTCTTTTCTGTAATCGTACTTCATGGGGGTGTTCCATCCTTTCAAATATTTGATATAGTATCGGCTCTGCGCTCACCCTGTCCGGGTGCGGTGTACTTGCCGCCCACCGTGTGGCATTACTACTATTCAGCGGCGAGGGGTGAAAGGTTAGCCCCTCATAATGGCGGGTGTTATTGCTCCCGTGATTCGGTTTCCGGGCCGGGTTTGCGGTTTATCACCTTGTGACCCTTGACCCCGTTTTACTATCCACCCACACATGACGGTTGCTTACTCAACCTACTGCCGCCGGATGCCCGGCTCAATCTTTCGGCATATCACACGGGGGGTCACTTGTCTTTACGCACTTCCGGCACTTGATGCGCCCGCCCTCTATATTCCCGGGTTTCCTTGTCAAGGAACACCCCCCGCCGGATTGCCCGCCGCCTGTCACCCGGCGGGCCACCCCTTGGGGTGTCGCTGTAAGGGGCGACCCCCCCGGCCTTGGTTGCCCCCGCCGGGGCATGGGTAGACCCAAGAGCCGCCCTTATGGTAGCAGACAGCGTGAAATTTGTCAAATCGGACTCAAAAACGGCATTTTTGGGCAAAATATGCCGTTTTTGACCTTAAAAAGTTGTAATGTATACATAAATACAGTGTTTTTTTAAGTTTAAAATGTTGCAATAATTGGCAATATTTGGGTAAACCCTTATCGTTTTGCCCTTAAAAGTTGCGAAAATCGGCAATTTTTGCAATTTTTCGTTGGGATGACCCATTTTGACCGTTTCCGGGGTGTTTTTGGCTCAAAATGGCGCATTTTTGTGAAAGATGCACAATTTTCTGATGATTTTTTGTAGGATTGCACAAAGGGAATCGGCTGCCCCAATCGCTGTTACCGTTTGCCATACTTCTGTTGATTTTTGACGCCGCTTTGTTACGATTAAACATCCGTTTAATCGTGGGTATACCCATAAAACGCACGAGAATGCCCCTAGAATCGTTTCTAGGGGTGGGATGTACTTTTATATTCCCCTTTCGTCAGACAGGGGTTAGCGGGCAAATTCTCAAATTGGCCCTGTAAATACGGGGGTTTTTCAATGGTTACAAAATCAAAGGGGCTGTTTCCGGGCCTCGCTCCGGCCCGGTCAGCGGGTCGCCCTGTCCGGCATCCTCGACCCCTCGCCGAGCGAGGCGGGCCGGGGCTTTCCGGGCATCGGTGACACCCCGGAGAGGTGAACCCGGCGGGGTGGGTGATCTGCTCCGGCTTTGGCGGGGTCGGTTTCCGGGCTTCTCGTTTTTGGCCTCAAAATTGCGTTTTACGGGGCTTTCGAGGTTTGACCCTATATTTACCCCTCTCTGCGGCCCTGTCGCTCTGCGTGGCCTCTGTGGTGCGTTTTCGTGCGTTCTGCGGGGTGTTCTCTGTACGGGGTGTGCATGGATAGGGGCGCACAGCATCCGAGGGGGTGCGGCGGCATCTCCGGGGCTGTGCGGGTGTTTCCCGGCGAGGATCGGCCCGGCATCTCTCCGGGCGGGGAGCGGCGGGGCATGATCTCCGGCGGCCTTGATCCCCTGCCCTCGTCCTTGGCCCTTTTTCGGCCCTCTGCGGGGCTTTTGGGTGCGGGGGTGGTATCTGCGCCCCTCTGCGGGCATCCTGTGCGCTCCTGTGGGCCTGTGTGCGCTCCGGGTGGCATCCTGTCCCGGTCGCCGGGGTGGGTGTCCTGTCCGGCGATCTCCGGCACGGGGTGGGGGCATGGTGTCCGGCCCGGTCGGTGCATCCGATCCGGCGGGCCGCCGATCTGATCCCCCCGGCGATCCTGTCCGGGGTCGAGGGGGTGCGGTGTCCCGGTGGCGGCACAGCCGCACGGGTGGCGGGTGCTGTCCCCGTCCCGCTCCGGGGTGGCCTCTCCCGTGGCCCTATGGGGTGTCCCTGTGGGTGCATGGGTGCGGCGAGGGTGTGGGCATGGGGACATATACCCCCGGCGGGTATGCACAGGGCGACAGGATCACAGGCGCACAGGGTCACAGGGCGGGCCGTGAGCATGGGCGCACCCGGTGCGGCGGCCCTGCGGGGCGGGGTGTGGTAACCCCGGCGGGCTTCTCCTCGCACTCTAAAAGCCCCGGGGTTTTTCGCTTGATGGGCGAATATGCACGGCGACCCCGGCGCTTATGCATAATATACGGGGAAAGTTCGCATTTCTCATACAAAAGCGAACTTTTACGGGCCTTTTTATGCATATTTCATGCATAATCGCACGGGTTATGCATTCCGTATGCATCCCCGGCGCATACGAGGCCCGGCCCGGTGACCGGGGGGAAGTTCCCGCCGCCGGGCGGCGGCGGGGTAACCCCTCTCCGTACCCGAAAAGAGAAAAAAGACCACCGTGGGTGGTCGAGAGCGAGGATCAAAAATTCTCCCGAAAAGCAAAAAAGACCCCTCGTGGGGGTCAAAAACAACCACCGAGGGTTAAAAATAGGTCTTCGGTTGTTGTTCGGTTGTTGTACGGTTGGTGGCAAAGGTATCAGTAATTACTATATCAATTCAATATCTACCACCGTAACCACCATAAAATAGTATAAAACTTTCTATGAGATTTCCATGTCTACGGAAAGTTTATAGAAAATACGGTTGGTTGGGTTGTTCGGTTGTCGGTTGATATCTAGTTGATGTACTTGGAAAAGGTAAGTGGGTGGGTTAGAATGGGTTTGTAAAATTGAGGCGATTTAATTTGAATTTTTGGGATGAAAGGGGTGCATGAATGTGTTTGATTGCCCGGTGTGCGGGTTTAGGGCCTTGATATGGCAGAATGATTATGACTTTGAGGACTTGGGCTACGAGGGTAGCGGGATCGTGAGGGAGTTTGTGTGTGGGCATTGCGGGTGTGAGGTTGAGGCCCGGATACCGATAGAGGGGGATAAGGAAGAATGAGCATCTTAATCAAAGGCATGGAGATGCCGAAGAACTGCCGCCAATGCTTCTACAAACGGAGCGGATGCCCACGCAACAAGTACAACCAAGGCAGACCGACCGATTGTCCACTTGTGGAAGTAAAACCGCATGGGAGATTGATAGATGCGGATGAACTAAAGGGCAAAGACTTTCGCTATGAGATTCATGGCATTCCAACGGCAAGGGTGATATTTGCAAGAGCAATTGAAAATGCTCCCACAATCATTGATGCGGAGGGTGAAGAATGATGGACATAGGCAAAGACTTGCAAGCCGCTTATGATGATGGGTATAAGCAAGGGCAGATTGATACAATAAAAAGGTTTTGCAATATAACCCCACCAAAGACCAATGCCGACCGCATCAGAGCAATGACGGATGAGGAATTAGCGACCTTTCTTGGGTTCACGCTTCAAGATGGTTATTGCTATGGTGCGGGGTTAAGAAAAGAGTTGAAGTTCATTCCCGTTTCTGAACACAATGAAATGGTGGAATGGCTGAAGAAAGAGGTGGACGATGCCGAAAAATAAGAAAAAAATCAAAAAAGCATATCATCAAGGTCGTGAAGAGGGGTTTGACAAGGGGTTGCAAGTGGCGAAGATGCTATATGCAGATGCTGTTGCAGACCTTGTGCGAGAGGTAGAGCGGCTGAACAGCGAGATCATACTTGGAGAAGACGATGAATTATCAGAAGACAATATCGAGAGCGATTGAGGTAGACACCCCGCAGTCGCTTGAGGATGCGTTTGACTTGTGCCGAAGTCTTGAAGAAGAGGGAATGGTGCGGGTCGAGGGCAGAGGCAGACGGGATCATGGCACGACTATCTATGATGAGGACAATTTCAAGGCGGCGCATGAGTTTGCAAAAAAGATAAGGGCAAGTGCGAACAGGATGGTCAAGGATGGAGTCGATTGCGACAATATGCTCGATCTTTATTATCGCACACACCTATTTGATGCGCCGCACTTCTTTGATTCGTTCTGCATCTACATCGAAAAGGATCGTTCGCCGGAGAAGAGGTTTTATCTTCCGAGGCGAAAACAGCTATTTCCGTGTGTTGAGGCACTCCAACAGCTTGAGATGGGCGAGATCGAGTTGCTTGGCATCTCTGAACCGCCCGGTGTTGGGAAGACAACACTTGCAGAGTTCTTTCTTGCATGGACTGTGGGGCGCAATCCGTATCTGCCAAATCTGATCGGATCGCACAACAACTCGTTCTTGGGCGGGATGTACGGAGAGATGCTCCGAATCCTTGATCCCTTGGGCGAATACAAGTGGACAGATGTGTTTCCGGGACTGACGGTCATCGCCACGAATGCCAAGGACATGATGATCGGCATCGGATACGACAAATCCGAGGACATGAGGTTTAAGACCTTGGAGTTTTCATCCATAGGGTCGGGCAATGCGGGTAAAGTAAGGGCCATGAATATCCTGTACTGCGATGACTTGGTGGATGGCATCGAAACCGCCATGTCGAGGGACAGGCTTGATAAGCTGTGGCAGATGTACTACACCGATCTCCGGCAGAGAAAGGTTGGTACACGCACAAAGGAACTGCACATTGCGACCCGGTGGTCGTTGCATGATGTTTTAGGAAGACTTGAACAGGAATACGAGGGTGATCCCCGTGCAAAGTTTATCCGTTTTCCGGCCCTTAATGAGAAAGACGAGAGCAACTTCGACTACCCGTTTGGCTTGGGGTACACGACAGAGGCATTGCACAAGCAAAGGGAGATTATGGACTCCCCGAGTTTCTTGGCCCTGTACCAAAACGAGCCGATTGAGAGAGAGGGCATTTTGTTCGATCCATCTGAACTGCGCCGATATTTCTCTCTCCCGGATAAAAATCCCGATGCAATTCTCGCAATATGCGACACCAAGGAACAGGGATCGGATTTCTGCGTATGTCCTGTGTTCTATCAGTACGGGAATGACTTCTATCTTGAGTCCGTGATTTGTGACAACGGCAAGGTGGAGATCGCACAGGAGCGGGTAGCGCAGATTCTCGTCACGCACAAGGTGAAGCAATGCCGGATCGAGTCCAACAGGGGCGGCACGATGTTCGCACAGATCGTTGAGAAGCGTGTCCGGGAACTTGGTGGCATGACGAGCATTCAGACCCGGTGGACACAGACCAACAAGGAAACCCGGATACAGATCAATTCTGCGCTTGTTAAGGAACGCATCCTGTTCAAGGACGAGAGCGTGTATGCGCAAAACCACGAATACCGGGATATGATGCAACAACTGACCACATACTCGATGATGGGCAAGAACAAGCACGATGATGTCCCGGATGTTCTCGCACTTTTCGTGGATTGGCAGATGTCTGATCGCATGAACATTGCCACGGTTATGAAGCGGCCTTTCTAAAGTTAATAAATACTAAATATTGGGTTTGATGTACTTGGAAAATACCAAGTTTTGTGGTATATATTAAAAGTAGGAAAATGCTTTTCTTGAGTTCCTTTTCCTCTTTTAAATTGCGGGGGAGATGCGGGAAAGCCGCTGACCGACCGTTGTAACTATGCCACAGTTACATAAAGAACTGACCACGGGCCTTTCGTCCTTTCACCCGTGAGTGCCTAACAGATATGGTGACCGTATATCCCGGAAGACAGTATACGGCGCACAAGACCCCGCATGGAATGGCAACCTAAACGGGGCATTTTTATAGTCGAGTGGTGTAGCGGTAGCACGGCAGACTTTGACTCTGCAAGTGGTGGTTCGACACCATCCTTGACTGCCAAATAGACGAACATAGCGTTCGTGGGATGACACAGCATCGTCAAAGGGGTGGGGAAGATGCTGATGGTAACACATGAAACCCATTAAGGTCGATCTGTCTGCTGATCTCAAAGAGATTAAGGTTGTCCCGGTGAGTGACTATCACTTTGCCGATCCGCACAGCGACCACAAGAAAATCCTTGAAGAGATCGAATACATCAAGAAAAACGATGATGTATTCTTTACTATCCAAGGCGACATTCTCGACTGCGCCATAGCATCGAGCATTGGCGACACCTATTCGGCGCAGTACAGCCCGATGGACGAGTTGAGAGTTTGCGAGGAACTGTTTGCCCCTATAGCGCACAAGTGCCTGTGTATCGTACAGGGTAACCATGAACTTCGCCACTATAAGAGCAATGGCATCGCAATGGCCCAACTCATGGCGAAGCAACTGAAGATCGAAGATCGCTATTCGCCGACTACGGCGGTTGTGTTTCTTCGGTTTGGGTCGCTTGATAAAGACCGCAACCACGGGCGCAAAGTTTGCTATACTCTCTATGTTTCGCACGGAAACGGTGGCGGGCGCAAAGAGGGGGGCAAGATTCAGCGGCTTGCTGATCTCGCCGGAGTGGTTGACACCGATATATACATTGTAGGGCATACGCACTTGCCCGCTGTGTTTAAAGAGCGTTTTGCAAGGCCAAGCACAGCAAACAGTTCGATAACATTTTGTGACAAATTATATATAAATTCTGCCGCAAAATTATTGTATGGGGGATATGGTGACTACGGGAATTTCAAAGTTCCAAGCACGGACACCCCGGTCATTATACTAAACGGATGCAGAAAAGAAATGAGGGCAATACTGTAGTGCCGAAAGAGGTACTTGAGGCTGTCGAGCGTGTAGTTGCGCTTGGCAAAGAGGCCATCGTTCGTAAAGAAAGAGGCAAATGGGTTGTCGTTGAGTGCGGCAGACGAGTGGTCTACAAAGAACCGTAAGAGGGTGGAATATGACAACGGAATATGGCAACAAAGGCCCTGTCATAAGAAATGATATGTTTGGGCGGTTGGACATCTACTCGACATTCGATGAGATCACCGCAGAGAATGTTATAGAAGAGGTCAACTCTGCTCTCGTATATCATGTGAAGAATATGCTTCAAGAGGACTTCTTGTATTGGTACACCCGTGGTGTACAGCCGATCCTTAACAGGCACAAGGAAATCCGGGAAGATATTCTGAATATCGTACAAGTAAATACCGCCGCCGAGGTGGTTGACTTCAAAAACGGGTATCTTATCACACAACCGCTCTCGTACTGCGCCCGGAGAAAAGGTGTTCAGACAAAGATCAAAAAGCTGAACGAGTTCCTGTACCGCTCCGGCAAGCAGATCGTTGACAATAAGGTCGCTGATTGGTTTCACCGGGTCGGCAAGGGTGTTCTCTATGTAGAACCCAACGATGACAAGGAAAAGCCTTTCAAAGCGTATGCGCTTGATCCTCGCTCTGCGTTTGTTGTTTATTCGCTGAAACCGGGAAACGATCCCGTTTTCGGTGTGAACTTTGTCGTAGATGATGCGCAGTCCCGGTTTGATGTGTTCACCGAGAATTTGGTATTCCATCTTTCCGGCACGATGACTGCAAAGACCGCAACCCCGGAAAAGTCGCATGACTATACGGTTACGGCGGTTAACCTTGATTCGGTTGAGCCAAATGTACTTGGGCATATCCCCATCATCGAGTACAGATACAATTCCGTTAACACTTCTGCGTTTGAACTTGCGATCCCGCTTCTTGACGAGATCAGCAATCTAACATCAAATGCCTGTGATGGTGTTGAACAGTTCATTCAGTCACTTGCGATTGCTGTGAACTGTGAGTTCCCGGAGAACACAACCATATCTGATATTCGCAAGGCCGGAATGATCGCTCTGCGAAGCATCGGCGAGAACAAGGCAGATTTCAAGGTGCTGTCTGAACAGCTTGACCAAACGCAGACAAAGACCCTTACGGACTCTCTGTACGATGAGGTTCTGCGAATTTGCGCCATGCCGAGTCGAAGCACCGGGCAAAGCACCTACAACACAACGGGTTCTTCCCAACTAATTAACCACGGATGGTATCAAGCCGATTCAGCGGCCCGCAATACGGAAGACCTTTTCAAAGAGTCCAACCGGGAGTTTGACAAGATCATTGTTGAAATACTCAAGCGTAAGGGCATCCTTGATCTTGATATCAACGATTTTGAACTGAACTTCGTGCGCAACGAAACCGCTAATGTGCAGTCCAAGGCACAGGCATTTCAGACTCTTATGGCGGCGGGTCTGCATCCCGAACTTGCGGCGGCGAAGAGCGGCATCAGTTCCGATCCTGTCAAGGATATGGCGATGTCGATGAAATGGCTTGAAATGATTTGGGGCAACCCCGATAAGGTTGACCAAGCAGAGCAGACCAACGGTGGAAAGGGCGAGGCCGCCATCGTTGAGGAAGACCGAAACAACGGAGAGAATGAAACGGGCGGTGCTGTTTGAAGCTGTCAATTCTGATGGCAATGTACAATACAGCCCCGTTCATAAAGAAAGCACTTGACAGCATCCCTCGCCGGAATGATATCGAAGTGCTTATCCGGGATAATGCATCAACGGATGGATCGCTTGGAATAGTCAAACAGTACAAGAAAGATCACCCGGAACTGAACCTAATGATCTACGCAAATGAGGTAAACCACGGGTTCGCTTATTCATTTAATCTGTTGATGGAGAGCGCACAGGGAGAATGGTATCACGCTCTCGATACCGATGATTATCTCTACACGCAAAAGTACAACGAGGCAATTGAGCAACTTTCTGATGATTATGATGTTGTTTACATCAACTTGGAAACAAATGATGGGGAAATCCTCGTTGTAAACCCGCTCAATGCCTGTAGTCCTGTGGCGAACACCACGAAGTTTGTTCGTAGGGAATTCGCAAAGGGACTGAAACACCGGGAAGACAGAGTTCATGATTCAGATTGGTTTTTCAATGCTGACTTACTCGCAAGAAATCCCCGGCGCAAATATACAGACATCACAGCATATCATTACAACTACCCAAGAGAGGGTAGCATAATGGACATATATTTCAAGGGGCTTGAAAAATGAGTTTGAGAGTGTCAATTCTTGTTCCTGTATGGAATCAAGAACAGCTAGTGATTAGAGCGTTGGATAGTGTCCCCCGGAGAAATGACATTGAGGTTGTTGTCTGCGATGATGGATCAACCGACAACACCCGAAAAGTTGTAAAAGAATACGCTAAAGCACATCCCGAAATTTGCATCCGGCTTCTGTGGAACACCGAAAACAAGGGGCTTGGTTACACCAAGAATAAGCTGTACAGCAACGCACAGGGCGAGTATGTCTATGAACTTGATTCTGATGACTATCTGCTTACCGAGGCATACAGCAAAGCAATTGATATGCTTGACGGGACAGACCTTGTGTTCGTAAACCTTGAAGTAAACAGCGGCGAGTTACTCTACCTCAATCAGCAGACAAAAACCATGTGGGTCGGCGGCGCAAGCAAGTTTGTTCGCCGGGAGTTCATGGGTGACATTCGCTGTGATGAAGTCCGGGTGTATGAGGATGTTTCCTATAATAAGGCAATCATGGAGAAACCGCACACCGAAAAGTTCACGGACTTGTTGGTGTATCACTACAACCACCCACGAGAGGGTAGTCTTTGTTGGTTGGGAGCGAGGGGATTGATTAAGTGAACACGAATGTTTTCTACTTCAGTTCTCTTAATTCAATCGGCGGCATAGAGTCGTTCTTTTATCAGCTTGGTAAAAAGTACGGTAAGGACTTTGATATCACGGTTTATTACCGTTCAGCAGACCTTAACCAAGTGGAGCGGCTTTCCAAGGTCGTTAAATGTAAACGATACCGTGACGGGCAGATCATTCGATGCAAGCGGGCATTTCTGTGCTTCAATCTTGATATCATCGAATATGTCGAGGCCGAAGAGTATTATCAAATGCTCCACGGGGACTATGTCAAGATCGGTGTCTTCCCGGACAAAAACTCAAAAGTAGAAAAGTGGGTCGCAGTCAGCGAGGTTGTCCGGGACTCCTACAAGAAATATACAGGCGAGGATTGCGTGGTAGTGTCCTATAATCCGTACACTCCCGTTAAACCACGCAAGGTTTTGCGGTTAATTTCGGCGACAAGGCTAACAGCCGAAAAGGGTTATCAGAGAATGATAACGCTTGCCGATAAGTTGGACGAGGCGGGTATCCCGTTTGTGTGGGACATCTACACAGATTCCATTAAAAAGTTTGACAATCCAAGCGTAGCGTTTCGTAAACCTCGCCTTGATATATTGGACTACATTGCTGATGCTGATTATCTTGTTCAGCTTTCTGACACCGAGGGCTTCTGCTATTCAATGGTTGAAGCGTTGTGCGCCGGGACTCCTGTGATCTGTACGGACTTTAAGGTCGCACATGAAATCGGAGTTATTAATGGAGTTAACGGGTATATTTTGCCACTTTCGATGGAAAATATCCCCTTAAACGACATTTATCGTGGGCTGAAGAAGTTTAAATATACCCCGCCGGAAGATAAGTGGGGAGAGTTACTTGTCCCCGGGAAAGGGGACGAAGACCGTGACAAGCCTGTCAGAGTCCGTTGCAAGAAAATCTACTACGATATCGAGTGGAAACGGAATATGACTTTTGGTGAGGAATGGGAAGTCCCTGTAGCACGGGCTGAAAAACTACTCGATTTATGCTTGGTTGAGTTGGTGAAAAAATGAACAGCATCCTTGCTTTCGATGAAATAAATGCACTTCGTAGAGATGTCGGCGAGTGGTTTGCAACCGGGAAACCAAAATATAAAGAAGAAGACATAATTGACGAACTGTTTGATCTGTTGCTTCTCGCATATGCGATGGGCGACACGGTAACGCTTCAGAATCTTGGAGTAGAGTTGCCGGAGTCGGAATCTCCCACAATGTACGATGTACTGAAAGTCGTTAACGAAAAGGTGGCAGACAAGACTTGGAAAGAGCGGGTCGAGGATTACTTCGCAAACAACGGCACAGAGGAAGATATCATCCGGGTTGCCGAAACAGAGATGCACAGGGTTGCGAATACCGCCGCTTTAGAAGCCGCAAAGAAAGCCGGAGCGAAGACCAAAACTTGGCAAACGATGATGGATGACAGGGTCAGAGAAACTCATGACTATCTCTTGGGGGTGGAAGTGGGAATCGATGATGATTTCATTACCTTTGACGGTGACAGGGGGCAAGCCCCCGGACTGTTTACAATGGCAGAGAACAATGTGAACTGTCGTTGCGAACTTGTATTTTCAAGAGGCGAAAGCTAATTGATGGGATGCGAGGTGAGATCATGCAGATAGAGTTGACATGGCAGACCTTACTCACAGCGGCGGCGATCGTTGGAGCGTTTGTGGCATTAGTTAGTTATTTACGAAAACTTTTTGGGTGGTTTGAGAAGCAAGAAATGCAAGACAAAAGCATCAAAGACATTCAGAAAGAGCAATTTGTCTTGACCAACGGCATACTTGCTTGTCTAAAAGGGTTGGTCGAACTTGGATGCGATGGGGCTGTAAAAGGCGAAATAGCAAACATAGAAAAGCACCTTAACGAAAAGGCGCACGGTCAAAAAGGAGAATGAAATGAAACCGATGAGCGATAAGTTATATGACATTTTGAAATGGCTCGTTCTTTGCGTGATCCCGGCACTCACGACCTTTTATTGCGTATGCGATAAGGTCTTCGGATGGGGATATGCCGAGATAGTCGCAACCATTTCAGCCGCACTCTGCACTTGCCTTGGCACGATCCTTGGCATCAGCACAGCGCAGTACAACAAGTTAAATAAGTAAGGAATATATTTTGTCAGATTTTTAAAAAAGTGACAAAACATATACATCGACAGGGAAGTCGTTAATCGCATTCGGAGTCAGACAAGACTTAAAAACAGAAAACAACGACAGGGAAGTCTTAAAAACGCAAGGAGTAAAATATGAAGATTGACACAGCAAAGATCGAGAACTACGCAGAGATGTCCACCGAGGACAAAATCAAGGCCCTTGAGGAATACGAGTTTGAAGCACCCGCCCCCAAGGAAACCGATGAAGTGTCCAAACTGAAGACTGCACTCTCCAAGGCCAACGGAGAAGCCGCTGAATGGAAGAGGCAGTTCCGGGAAAAACAGACCGAGGCTGAAAGAGCCGAGGCCGAAAGAGCAGAGAGAGAACAGGCGGTCGAAGAGGAACTTCGCACTCTTCGTAGGGACAAGACGGTCGCCGGATATGTCAACTCATGTCTTTCTCTTGGCTATAACAATGACCTTGCTCTCCGGGCGGCAGAGGCAATGGCAGATAATAATGCCGCCGAGATAATGGCTTGTCAGCAAGAGTTTCTTGCGGCAAAACAGAAAGAACTTGAGGCACTCGCTCTTAACAAGCAACCCGGTCTTTCTGTGGGTGCGCCGCCCACGGCATCCAAAGCAGATCACGAGGCAGACAACAAACTGCGCTCCTACTTCGGATTGCCACCTATCAAATAATATTTTATAAGGAGAAACCGAAATGGCTACTACAGTTAGTCCCGCTATTTCCAATAGCATCGGTCTTGCTTCGCAGTATCTCCAACTCCTTGATGAGATATACAAAGCCGAATCCAAGACCGCAATCCTCGACACCGTACAGGATCGTGTCAGATGGTCGCCGGAGTACCATACTTTCTATCTGTTTGAAACGGATATGGTTGGCCTTGGCAACTACAGCCGCAACAACGGGTATGTCCGTGGTGATGTGACCGCTCAATGGAGAGCGTACACCCCGCAGTTCGATAGGGCTCGCCAATTCCTCGTTGACAAACTCGACAACAGCGAATCCGAGGGCCTCGCATTCGGCACTCTCGCTTCAGAATTCATGCGCACTAAATGCGTACCCGAATTTGATGCCGTGCGTTTTGCCGAGTATGCAAAGGGCGCATCCAACTCCATGAAGACCACCGAGAACATCAGTTCCGGGTCTGCCGCAGTCCAAGCAATCGATCTTGGCACAGAAAAACTCGATGATGCTGAAGTCCCCTACGAGGGCCGCATCCTGTTCGTGAACCCGACCATGTACAGATATCTCAAGGCCGGGATCACCCGCTACACCATGAACGGTGAGAACGGAATTGACTATAATGTCGAGATGTACAATGACATGAGAGTCATCACCGTTCCGAGTGGTCGCTTCAACACCGTTATCACCCTCGCCGAGCCCGAAGCCCACGATGGTGCGGGTGGATACACCGCCGCCGGATCGACCATCAACTTCCTCATCATCCATCCTTCTGCGATCATGCAAGCGATCGAACTTTACGAGCCCCGCATCTTCAGCCCGGAAGTCAATCAGCAAGCTAATGCTTGGATGTATGACTTCAGACAGGCGCACGGTTGTTGGGTCAAGCACCAAAAGGCCAACGGCATCTATGTGAATGCCCCCACGGTCGTTTCTGCATAAGAAACCTTAAAGGGTAGGGGGAAACCCCTACCCACTCCCAAAAGGAGCGATATGCATGACAAATGCACAAAAACTACAAACGCTGAAAGTTATACTTGACGATGGTAGCGGCTACGCTCCGAGTGACGAAACTCTCGACACCTATCTGTCACTTGCCGGAAACGAGATTCTTTCGTGGATGTACCACCTTATCGGCGGTGTCCCGGAAGAGATAGATGAAGTCCCCACGAAATACGATGGCATACAAATCTATGCTGTTGCGGCGGGATGGACTCATGCCGGGGCAGAGGGGCAGACGGTTTCCATTGAGAATGGTGTTCACAGGCACTATGTCTACTCTGATATGCTCGATTACATTCACAATAATGTTCTCCCGTTCGTAAGGGTAGGGGCGGTGAGTTCCGATTGAGGACTGTCAAGAGGAACAGGCGACCCGTAGCTTATGCCTTTTACGATGGAGTAACCGAGATCATCAACGATAGCGGCGAATACACGGGCGAGTACGAAGTTCACTACACGACCCCCGTTAAAAAGCTAATGAATGTTTCCGGCGGCAGAGGCGAGGCAAATATCCGTATGTTTGGCCTTGAGAATGAATTCTCCCGGACAATTGTTACGGAAGACCTTGAAACTCCGTTTGGGACAGACACAGTCTTTTGGATTGAAACTGACCCGGATACCGAGCCGCACGACTATCGTGTGATAGCGGTTTCCCGGACGATCAATCAGACGGTGATCGCTCTTGCTGAAGTTGATGTTCAGAAAGACCCCGTTATATCGGCATGAGAAGAATTGTAATTCTGATGTCAGAGGAAAGTTGCCAACACGCAATTGAAGTTCTGCGAGAGTTCCACCAATCTATCAAGCCAAAACTTGATCTCGCCTGTAAGAAACTTGCCGAGATAGGGGCTGAAGAAGCCCGGCGCAGATTCGCAAGAGGCGACCACGGAAACGGTGGTGTGACCGTAACGGTTGAGCCGATGAACGGTGGATGCAAGATTGTGGCAAACGGACACGATGTATATTTCATCGAATTCGGCACAGGATTCTTTGTGCAACCACATGGACAGGCTGTTTCTGCCGCAATATATCCCGGGTCGTATTCAGAGCAGAATAAACAGATTTTCTCTGAATTGGGCTATTGGTGGTACGCAAACGAAAAACTGCAAGGGACAGAGGCAGAGATGCCGCTGTACTTTGCGGGTGAGGCAATCCGTAAAAACTACAAGCGAGTATTGAAAGAGGTGTTTGGATCATGAGCGGCTATACAAGAAACGCTGTATACAATGCAATCGCCACAGCGATTAAAGAGCGTTTCCCGTCTGCATACTGCACCTCTCGCTATGTGGCAATGCCACCGATGTTCCCGGCCTGTTATATCCGGGAAGTTGATAACAACAGGCCCTTGCAGAATGTTCAGCTTGATTTTCAAGATGTCCAATGGGAAAGCGTGTTTGAGATTCAAGTCGCAAGCGCAAAGACGAATACAGCGGCAAGTGAAGCATACGACATCATGAGTGTCGCAAAGCAAGCGTTTAACAATCTTTACTATCGTGAATTCTCCGAAGCAACAATGGATACCGGGGACAAGTTCACGATCATCGGCAGATTTCGCCGAGTAATTGGCGGCGGGGACACCATGCCGCCCACAATATCAGCTTAAAATAATATAAGGAGAAAGCGATATGGCAAATGCGGTTAGTACCGCCGGAATGGTCGTAAAGTATGCGGCGAGCGTTTCGGGTGACACCCGTCCGACCCTTAACTATGTCACCATCCCCGGTGTCAAGGCGATCCCGGAACTGTGGAACGATCCCAATATGCTCGACAGCACACCCCTTTCGGCAACCAAAAACAAGACCTATATTGAGGGCCTTGGTGATAACGGTGGCGCAATTGCTCTGACTGTCAACGATGAGTCTGCTTTCCGTACTGCGTGGGAGTCTTGCCTCTCCGCATACGAAACTGCGGCGGCGGCAAATAAGGGCTTTTGGTTTGAAATTTGCTATCAGAGCGGTAGCAACCTCGACAGCTTTTACTTCCCCGGCAAACCGTTGCCCCTTGGCTTCGGTGGCGCAGAAGTTGACTCTGTTCTTGAGAACAATGCGAACATTGCCCCGCAAGGCGACTACGAGTTTGCGGCGGCATCCACCACCTCTGCGTAAGAGCAAATAAGGGGCGGCACTATACCGCCCCACATTTTATAAGGAGAACGAGATGGCAAAAAGTACGAGCGAGAGAATGAATCCCATGATAATCACCGACCCCGCAGAGGGCCGGGAGTATACACTTGAATATAACAGGCGCACCATTGCCAAGGCTGAACAGGCCGGGCTTGATGTTCAGAAACTTGAGTCATCCCCTATGGCGATGATCCCGCTTCTGTTTTGGGGTGCGTTCCTGTGGCATCACCCGCAGATCACGAAAGATCAGACAGATAAGATTCTGTTTGAGGGCTTGGGCGGCCTTGGAGAGGCCGAGATGGAGTATCTTGGTAAACTCTATGCCGAACCGTTTAAGACTCTTGTGGCGAGTGATGAAGAGGGCCTTACAAACCCTCGCAAAATGACGGTCAAGTTCTAACTGAAGAGCAGATACCGTCAAAAACATACGGAGAGATTTTTGAGGGGGCTTTGCCCCAATACCTTGTAATGGGAATGACCCCAACGCAGTATTGGGATGAAGACCCCCGTTTGGCTATTGCTTACCGAAAAGCCTATCGTTTGCGCTTGGCATCGCAAAATGAAATGATGTGGATACAGGGTATATACACAATGGATGCGTTTGCGGTGGCACTTGCCAATGCGTTCAAGAAGAAAGGCCAACGGGCTGAAACATATATGGAAAGGCCGTTGGATATATTCCCGCTAACAGAGGAAGAAAAGAAACGCAGAGAGCAAGAAGAGATGGCAAAGGCGCAAAAAGCGTTACAGGCGATGATCCGTAAGCAAAAGCAACAGAAGAAAACAAAGGGTGAGTAAATGGCAGACACTCTTGATTCATTAGAAATACAAATAATACATACCGCATCCGGGGCGGCAACAGAGATATTGGTTGTCGCCTCTGCGGTAAAGACCCTTGCCGATAATTTAAGCAAGGCGGTTTCCCAACTTAAAAAGTTCAACGAGCAAATGGGCAAAGTTAAAGGCAGAGTCCCGGCAAAGTTCGTTGATAAAAGCGTTCGCAACACGACAAATCAAAATGCAGACATGATAACGAATGTCGATGTGTCTGCGGCGAGGGCAAGTGGATCGTTGGGGTCTACTGCAAGTGGCATACGCAAGGTTGGAGATGCGGCAAAGAAAGCAAACGGCCCTCTTGGGAATTTCTTGGCATCCCTCAAGCGTATTGCAATGTATCGCCTGTTGCGAACAATCATCCGGGAGATCACACAGGCATTCAAAGAGGGTTTGGAACGGGCCTATGAATTCAGCAAAGGCATAAACGGAGAGGGGAGCAGATTTGCTAAAGCGTTAGACTCTATGAAAGTCGCCGCAAGCGGCATGAAGAGTAGCCTTGGTTCTGCTTTCATAGGGTTGCTTGCAATTATAGCCCCTATTGTGAATGCCATTATCAGTCTTGTAACTGCGCTTGCAAATGCCTTGGCACAACTGTTCGCTGTGTTCACGGGTGGCACTTGGCTCAAAGCTACAGAGGCAAGCGGCAACCTCGTGGACGACATGAAAGCGGGCGGCGGTGCGGCAAAAGAATGGAAGAATCAACTTCTTGGCTTTGATGTCATCAACAAGCTGAACGATCAGTCCGGCGGTGGTGGCGGCGGCGGTGGTGGAACAGACTACAGCGGTATGTTTGAGGACACCCCGCTCACCGGGTTCTTCGCCAAACTGCGTGAGAAGTTCCTTGAACTTAAAGACAGTCTTGACTTTGAGCCGCTCATTAAAGCATGGAATCATCTGAAAGATGCTGTTAAGGGCTTCGTAGATGTGATCGAGGGTGCGTTTTGGTGGGCATGGGACAACATCCTTGTCCCGTTTGCGCATTGGACGATTGAACAAGTTGCGCCCCGGTTGATCGAAATTCTTGCGAGAGCATTTGAACTTCTAACAGCCGCCTTGAATGCATTAAAACCCGTATTCAAGTGGGTATGGGAAAATCTGCTAAAGCCCCTTGCCAATTGGGTTGGGGATAGGTTCATAGGATTCCTTGATACAGTTATCAGTTTGTTTGGAAAGCTGACTGATTGGTTAAACGGAAAGATATCCTTTGATAAGTTTATCAGAGGGTTAAATGCCGGAGAACGGATGCTTTTGGCATTTGGAACAGCGATCCTTGCCGTTGTTGTTGCGATTAAAATATTTAAAGCTGTCACTTCTGTATTTAATCTCTTTACAACGATCCTTACCTCAATGAACCCATATGTGATACTTGCCATAGCAATTATAGCCTTACTTATTACGATAGGCATTGCCCTATACAAGAATTGGGACAAGATCGTTGCGGGCCTTACAGCCGCTTGGGATAAGATGAAAGCGGCGGCACAGGCGGTTGCCGACTTCTTCAAGCAATGGGCGCAAGATATCGTTGTGATGGTTGAACTTCCTTGGAAGTTGGTATTTGGGACAGTAAGCACGATCTTTAACGGGATACTTTCTGTTGCAAAGGCTGTGTTTAGCGGCATCGTGTCACTCGCAAAAGGTGCGGCAACGAACATCGCAAACAGCTTTGTGTCTGCGTTCAACGGCATTAGAAGCAAGATCACAGATGTTGCAAGCACTTTCCAAAGTGCATTTAGCGGGCTTAAAGAAAAGGTTCAGAACATCTTCCAAGGGATACATGACTTCATTAAGAAAATTCTTGACAAGATCAAAAGCCTGTTCTCCGGGAGTATTTCTTTCCCGCACATCAAACTCCCGCACTTGTGGGTAAAGGGATCGTTTAGCCTCAACCCGCCTCAAGTCCCGCAGTTTGGTGTGGCCTATTATGCGGCGGGTGGTTTCCCGGATGCCGGACAACTCTTCATAGCAAACGAGGCCGGGCCGGAACTTGTCGGTAGCATGAACGGGCGCACAACGGTTGCAAACCAAGAGCAAATTATCGAGGGTATCAAACGAGGTGTGACAGAGGCCATGATGTCTGTGATGGGGACACAAAACAGGCAAGGAAAGAATGAAGTGGTCGTGAATATCAACGGCAGAGAGTTCTACAGGGCGACATACAGCGATATGAAAGCTGTTTCCAAGGAACACGGCATCTCGCTCGTGAACAACTCGTATTAAAGAAAGGGGTTAGATAATGGCAAATACTGTTCTTGTGGGGCAAGACCAATCTAACCCCCTGTTTTCTTTCAATGACGACACCATTATGAGCATCAATGTGGATACTGCGGTCAATCTTATTATGGACGAGATGACCGCAGACACCGCAGAAATAACTGTGCGATATGTTGACACGGACAAGACTCTTTTGCAACTCCCGTGGTCAACCTTGGTGTGCATTTATGTGGATGGTATTCTGCAATCAAAGTTCTACACCAAGGTCGTTAAGCGTATTGGCGCAGACCGCTATACCCTTGAATGCACAAGCATTGTTGGCCTGTTGGAATATGATACCTATTACGGGAAAGTATATGACGGGGACACATTCCAAAGTGCTGTCACGGAAATACTTTCTTCCAACGGGTTGACTACCGATTACTTGGGCGCATCCTATTCGTTAAGGGTATGCTCACAGGATGATACCGATACTTATTATGGGCCGTGGAGAGGGTCTGACACAGGCGGTACACCGTACCTTGCGTGTCTTATGGAAGCAAGGTTGACTTATAATAGGTCTTTGCTGAACGATGTTCATGTAGCAGATTTAGCGAGTGCGACCACTTGCCGGGATGTTATCCTTGGAGAGATTGCCGGATACACAGATCAGTTTTCCGTGAATTGGAATTACGGAATGTATGTTGATTTGGAAAGGGCAAGCACAGATGATCCGTGGCCCGATTACGGCGAAGTGTTTTTTACGCATGAATCTACTACAATTTCGCTTGGCACTCCTACCGGGCCTACTACCTACAGCATTTATTGCGATCCCAAAAACAACAGGGTTATTATAAATGATACCGAATACTCTCTTTCGGGGAGAATCCCGCTACAGTCCAAAGTAACAAAAGTGGCATTCGGTGGGGTAAAAATAATGTCAGAGAGCGGGTCACATCCATCGGTTGATGCGGCATTACCACATGACATTATATACCGCAAATTTAAAATAAGTAGAATATCGGAGTATAGCCAAAGCACAGGAACTGTTGCGGGGCAAACTGTTATAATCCCGGCAGATGCATATTATATACCGTGTTTTGATGCCTATGTGGTTGTAAAAACAGACGGCAAAATGTATGCAAGCAATGCGGTTACAGGATATCACGGTACGGCAGAAATTGATAATGCCGAAATTCCAACAGAAGATTATTTCCCGTTTCAAACGATTCCCGCCTATCAGCAAGAAATATTAGATACGATAAAGTATGCGCCCGGAATAGATGAGTTATTAGTATACGGGTGGATGCCCATATTGACAAAACGAGAGGCATTACATCAGCTAATGTTCTCACAGGGTGTAACGCTTCGCCGGGATGCTAACGGCGACTTGCTATTTAGCGCACCGAGTGCAGATTATTACGAAGAAATAAGTGATGATCGCATTTATGACGGTGGGAACGAGGAGTATCTTGAGCATACGAATTTGGTGAGCGTTGTTGAACACGCTTATCAATATGATGCGGGGATGCAGTCAACGCAGATATATTCAACGGAAACTCCTGTCGCTTCTGACTTTTATGTAGCGCAGTATTCAAGCTGTCCTGTTCACGGCGACCCTACGGCAACCGGGCTTAATATATATGCGTGGAACTGTAATGCCGCTATAGTTGGCGGCATAGGAGAGTTGAGTGGAGTCCCCTATGAACACACGCAAAGCACTATAACTCGTTCCGTAGGAAACTATGTGGATGGCAAGGAAGTATCCGTTACCGATGCCACATTAGTTACATTTGTTAATTCCGGGAGCATCCTTGACAGACTTACCGCATATTATGGCAACGCATTTACCGTAACAAACAGCATTGCCGTGGCGGGGGAAAGAACAGGGAACTACTTTAAATTCAGAAGCCCATTCAACGATGTTGTATACGGGTTTCTTAAAAAGGTTAACCGTACTTTTTCCTCGATTGTTAAAGGGCAATGTGAGTTTATCTGCAATTACAACCCGCCTTTTATAGGGATGGGATACCAAAACTATGTGATCCTAACCGGGAGCGGGACATGGCAAGTCCCCGCATCTGTATTTGAAAAAGATACGCCTCGCATTAGAGTAACACTTATATCCGGCGGTCAAGGCGGCGAAAGCGGCACAGCCGGAGAGAATGGTGCTGTGACAAGTGCGGGATGGCAAAACTCTGATTATGCATTAAGCGGCGACAATGGGGAGAATGGTAGCGGCGGTCGTTTTTATGGTGTTACAATTGAAAACCCGTCTGCATCGTATACATACTCTTGCGGTCATGGTGGTTTGGGCGGCGCAATATGCACATCGCACGAAACGCACAATTATGGGTATGACGGGACTGACTCTGTTATTACAGATGGTGTAAACTCTTACTCGTCTGCTTCCGGCCTTACTTCTGAATACGGGGTAACGAACTTCTTCACAGGAGATGTATATGCAAAAACCCCAACAGAGATGGTCATTACCACGCACATTTACCCGGACGAAAGTCTTCGGTTGCAATTTGGCGATTGGGGTGTCGGCGGTAAATTTGCGACAGTTCCGATTTCCGGGTCTTCTAATTTTTATGTGGTTTCCGGGCAAGGTTGGGCCGCAAGATATTATTTGCCGAGCGGTGAAACGGTTGCTTTAAGCGGCGGCAAAGCCGGAGAGGGATATCCGAAAAGTGGAAACACAAAGTATACCACAGGCGGTTGCGGCGGTGGTGCGGGAGTTGGATCACCCGGTAGTGATGGTACAAACTCGACAAGTTCCAAAGCGGGCAACGGTGGTAAAGGCGGCGATGCGACTTGGACACCGCCACAGCCCACCGAGTACAATGAAAACTATTACGGGTACGGTGGTTTCGGTGGCGGTTTCGGCGGCGGCGGCGGTGCATCCGGCGGTGCGGCAAGCGGCAAAGGCAAAGGCACAGGCGGTCAAGGCGGTTACGGCGGTCAAGGCGGCACAGGCGCAGACGGTTGCATACTTATTTATTATTAAGGCGGTGAGAATATGTTCATTGATACAGGAATAATAATTGATGGAATGGATATAACTCCACTCATCGCATTTAGTGGTGTTAAGTGGACACGCAATGATGTGGACGGGCCAAATGCGGGCCGTGCGCTTTCGGGCCTTATGATCCGTGACAGGATCGCCACCAAGATTCGCCTCGATATAACTTGCAGACCGATGACGATCGAGGAACTGCGCCCATTGCTGAATGCGTTGCTCCCGGAGTTCGTCCAAGTGACTTATGACGATCCAATGTATGGGGTTGTAACAAAGACCATGTACGCAAACAACAACCCCGCAGAGTTCCTTATGCGCAAAGAATGGAATCCCCCGGACAAGTGGTACTTCTGCCACAGCGAAGCACCACCCCCGAAAGAGTATTGGTACAACATAACATTCCCGCTCGTTGAGCGTTAAAGCGAGGTGCATTAATATGGCAATGATAAGAGCGTGTAGCTACGAATGTACAATTCAGACCCCGGAAGATGCGAACAACTACTCTTCAATCCTCGTGACATTCCAACAGGACGGCACGAATTTGGTTGAAAAGTCGGAAGAGGATGTGACCATCACCGATGACGGGAAAATCTTTGTGCAGTTAGATCAGTCTGAAACCAAGCTGTTTGGGTGCGGTCGCAATTGCTATCTGCAAGTGAGATGTTACAAGAGTCAGTATGAAGCACCGGGGAGCATGGTGTGGGGCATTATGGTGTGGCCCGCACTTAATGACGAAGTTCTGCCGCCAACAGTATCTGCATAAGGGGGTATAAGCATGAGCGACAACTTTATAATGCAAGAACAGGCGCAAGACGAATATCGTATGTGGCAAGGTCTTGTTGGCCCGTATTACACCCCGTCTGTTGATGCAGAGGGCAACCTTTCATGGACAAATAACGGTGGCCTTACGAACCCAACTACGATGAACATTAAAGGCGATCCGGGAACAGGGCTTGAGATCAAGGGCATTGTTGCTACAGTAGGCAATCTGCCCGCAAGCGCATCTTCCGGCGATGTATACCTCGTTGGCACAGATGCTCCGTATGAGGGGTATCTGTACACCAACGGGGAGTGGATAGACATAGGTGTAGTCGGCATCGGAGAACCCGGCAGAGGCATTGTGAGTATTAGCAAAACAGGCACATCCGGGCTTGTCGATACCTACACCATAACCTATACGGACACGACCACATCAACCTTTACCGTTACCAACGGTGCAGACGGGCAACAGGGGCAACCGGGACAGCAAGGTCAGCAAGGCCCGGCGGGAACTTCTGCGGGCTTTGGAACACCGACTGCGACTGTTGATGGTAACACAGGCACTCCGGGAGTGACGATCACAGCAAGCGGCCCGGATACCGCAAAGGTCTTTTCGTTCGCCTTTACGAACCTTAAAGGTGCGGCGGGTCAGAATGGTCAAAACGGACAAGACGGTGCGCCCGGTGTCGGAGTCCCAACGGGTGGAACTTCCGGGCAAGTCCTCGCAAAGAAGAGCAATACAAATTACGACACGGAATGGGTGAATCAGAGCGGCGGTGGGAACACTCCGTATGACTCTAACCCGGAAATGGATGGTACTGCATCCCCCGGCAATTCAAATCTTTTCTCCCGTGGTAACCATGTACACCCGACTGACACGAGCAGAGCGGCACAAACGGACATGACCAATGTTCAGAACGCAATTGGTAACACTTCTCTTCCTACTACTGCCCAAACTCTGACAGGCGCAATTGCAGAACTTGACGGGGATGTTTCAAATTTAAATACTGCTGTCGGTGGGAAAGCATCGCAGACAGACATGACCAATGTGCAAAATACCATAGGGAATACCGTGTTGCCAACAACTGCACAAACACTTACGGGGGCGGTCGCAGAACTTGACGGTGATGTGTCTAATCTGAATACTGCGGTAAGCGGGAAAGCATCTCAATCAGATGTAACGGGGATTACTACGAAAATTGCATCTATCACTCTGTCAACATCTTGGACGGGATCAGCATCTCCGTATACGCAGAGCGTTACAATTACAGGAGCAACGATTACCGCAAAGACAAAAGTCGATGTGCAGTTTGACTCGACAGCGGTTACGCAGATGGTATCCGACCAAACTTATGCAATTTATATCAGTAATTCAAGTGGAACTCTTACCGCATATGCCGTTGGGGCGAAACCGACAGCAAGCCTTACTCTTCAAGTCGCTTATTACGAAACTGCGTGAGGTGATCCTATGCCGATAATAGGAAACGCTTTAATGCCAATAATCATGGCGGGGAGCAACGAACTGTATATAGTTAAGGGCGGTGTCATTCAGAGCGGGTTTAGCTTTTCGGTAGATCAAATAGCGTACAGTTCGTCTTCAAATGCGGCGCACTCGTCTACCGCCACAATGCAAACGGGGTATATCCAAGTTCGTGCTAATGCAAACGGATCAACCCGTGGCGGTTCTGCTTACAGGATGACCACTAACATAAGTAGTATAATAGGGAATTATTCGACATTGCATATCAAGTGCAGACGCATTTGCTACAACAATACGAACTATTATAACAAACTTGGCACTTACAATCCAAATATAAGCGGTAGCTATTCAAACGCAAAATTCCTTGATTCTATAACGAAACAAGGTGGGTCATCAGATTCGTCCGCTGTTACGCTTGATATTCCCCTTACAAGCACCACATATAATGCAGGAACTGTTGTTGTCTGCTTTGCGTATACATCATATGTTGGTCGTACAACGGGTGTAGACATCTATGATATTTGGTTAACTTGAGGTGAACTATGGGGCTTAATGTAATTGATATAGCATCGTGGCAATCCGGGATAAGACTTGCGGATGTATTCGCAAAGAACCCTCTGCACGGGGTGATGGTTAAAGCGACACAAGGTCTTACCTATGTGAACCCCCGGTGCGATGAGTGGGTGCAATGGCTAATTGCCCATGACAAACTGTGGGGCTTCTACCACTATCTCGACAGCACCGACCCGGTAGCTGAAGCAAAACGCTTCGTCCGGGATACGGAGAACTATTGGGGGCATGGTGTTCCCGCACTCGATTATGAGGGGAATATCGTGAATGCCTATGGCACATACTATTTGCGGAGATTCGCAGAAACGGTATATGCTG